CTTCCGATCTGGAGAAAGAGAATAAAGTATTTTTATATTGTGACTAACGTCACTATTAAATCGGTACAAAATAGGACATTAGTAAGTGATCTGGTTCACTTTAGGAAATATATCTGTAGTGGGTACATACACTAACTCGGAGCAAAGTTTAACACCGTAGGGTCTCCTCGCCGTACCCGCAGCAGCTGCGCTGCTGAGCTGCGCTGCTGCCAGCTGTACCGTACCGTATAGCTTCTCCCGCTGGGTCGGCTACAGCTGCGGCGGGATATTCCTACAGCTGCGGGAATAGCTACAGCTGCAAGAGCTGGCCGTTATGTAATATGTTCTCCACCGATATTAATAAATAGCTTTACAGCTCGCGGCCTATCCTCGCGGCCAGCTGCCAGCTCGCAGCTTCTACCGCTGTTATTCTCACAGGATCTTCCCAGCTAATCGTTATGAAACTGTTACCATAATTCGCACAATATAGCTTGACACGCTTATATGCGGTAGCGTACTTTACGGATATCAGCTAAAGCAGCTGAGCTTAGGAAGGAAAGTAGAATGAAGAAGAAGCACTGTATTACGGGACAGCACCCAGTGTGCACCAGCTCGGACAGCAAGCTCGCTGAGTGTGTCTGCTGGTGTGCTGAGTGTAAAGATTACCAGCGGGAAGCAGCTCGCGCCTATAAGGAAGGAAAGTAAATGCTAGCCCTAACAGCTGCAATAGCTATCTTGACCCCAGCTTACCTATACGCCATTCTCCCCAGCGTTACGCTGACTTATGACATCACTATCCTATTCACGCTTATATCTTTACTAGCTGTCAGCGTGTTAGCTGGCCTAGTGGCACTATGGAAGGAAGGTAAGTAAATGGAGACTTTCAAGCTACAGACTAGAGCGCGCTGCGTAGAGTGTGGCCGCATATTTAATCTATTGAATGAAGAGGAAGCGGGAGAGTACTATTATGGCCACGATTGCGAATAAAGAGCTAACCCAGCAGCTGCGAGCTGTTGCACATATGATGACAGTGAAGCAAGAAGAGGAAGCGTATCAATATCTAAACCTATTAATCACTCAGCTAGAAGCTGGGAGAGACTATTGCGAAGATTGCGGGCAAGTAGCTTGGTTATGTATATGCGAGCCAGTAGAGGAAGCGGGAGAGATAACAGAATGAAGAAGAATAACGCTATATGCGGCGATTGCGACAGCTCAGCAGCTGCAATCTGGTTAGAGCCTTACGGTAGCAGCTTCCTAGCTGTCATCAGCTGCCCTAATTGCGGTACGAGCTTCGATACTAACCTAGACGCGGCAGACATAGAAGCATTACGCTAGAGCTTGACTAGCTGCCAGCTCGCAAGAGCTGGCCGCTAGCCTAGGGCTAGCCTAGGAAAGATCCTAACCTTGGAAGGGGTAGAGAATGAGAAGCAAGGAAGAGAAGGCCGCATTTATTCGCTCACTAGCTGACGCAGTGGAGATTATGGAAGAGCGCGGTACTATCGTGCCTACCACGCTGCTAGAAGATTATAGCGTGAGGAATGGGTTACTTATACTATGGCAGAAGCCTACAGCTACGAAGTGTGCAGGCTTCCACGACTGGAAGAGCGCGGGCAGAAGCGTAAAGAAGGGAAGCACTGGCGCAGCTATCCTAGTTCCTACGGGAAGTTACATAAACGAAGCGGGAGAAGATAAGATGCGCTTCAGCTGGCGATATGTTTTCGATATTGCAGACACTGAAGAGCTGGGAGAGAATGCGCCACGCCTAGCGCGGGAAGTAGCTTAGAGCTTGACTATTGCATACGGTATAGCTACCGTATGCAGTGGCCTAGAGCTAAGCACTAGGAATAACCTACCTTGGAAGGGGTAATAGAATGGCAGGGAGAGCAAAGCAGTATATTCGCCTAGTAGATATCGAGACAGGCGAAGAGGTAGCAGCAGCAGAGATGACAGAAGCAGCAGCGAGAAGGATCGCTAAGCTGTATATGGTTCACGGTATCTATACTAAGCAGGTAGCGTAATGCAAGAGACGAAGCTAGAAGAGTTCAGACCTTGCGACATCTCGCAGACTATCGAACAGCTGGGAACGGGTAACCTGTTCGCTATAAGTGGCGGGAGAGTAATCAAGCGCAGCACTGGTATTACTTTACCTATTAGCAACGGTTACAGCTTGACTATTGACCTTGCTTGGGACGATACCTATACCGTACGCAGACTATTTACTAGAAGCGGGAAGGTATCTATCAAAGGTGAGCTAACTGGCGTATATTGTGACGACCTTGGACAGGTTGCTTACTATGGCAGCTGCTTCAGGTCACACCCGCATTGGGGAAATCAAGTCTGGCAGGATACAGTAAACGGGAAGGAAGAGTAAATGATTACGAGAAGAGGAAAGAGAGTAAGAGCCCTAGCGATAGGGCTTCTACTAGCTGCAACGTTTTACATTTCAGGACATATTAACTGGGTTGGTGACGGTTGGTGCTGGGGAACGATTACCGAGTGCTACTTAGAAGGGAAGGGAAAGTAAATGAAAGTAAGTGAATTGATTAGACAGCTGGAAAGTTACAAGCCAGATGATGAGCTGCTCGTAGCGTACTGGGATAAAGAGTTCGCTGAGACAGCTTTCGACAGTGATGAAGGGATAGTGGTGAGTGATGAAGTATGGTCACAAGCTATCAGACGAGCTGAGAAGGCTGAGTTTTGGCAGAGCTGCGCTTCAGAAGAGATTACAGATCAAGTAATACAGCTGATTAGAGAAGGGAAGGAAGAGGAATGAGTGCTGATATGTACGAGCTGAGCGAGACACGATACACGCTAAGCGTGAGAGAGTTATACGACAGTGAAAGCCCTACTGAAAGAGCTTGGGATATAGAGTCATATGACAGCAGCGGAAGAGTGATAGCTAATGGAGTGGCGAGCACTTTCCTACTGGCACTAGAAGAATTATTCAGAGAATTTCCTAGTGAAGAGGGAAAGGGTGATGATGTAGAGACAGTATCTTGGTCAAGCTCAAACCCTACGGGAGAGGTAATGAGCTAATGAAAGATAGATACTTAGTAACGCTAGAGGTAGAGACTTATGACGGAGATCCGAGAGAGTGGGATTGGGAGAAGCTATCTACTGGTGAAGATGTAATCAAGATAATCGAAACACAATGGAAGGGAAGAGTATTACCAACAGAAGGGGAGGAAGAGTAGTGGATAAAGTAATGACCAAAGGCTGTACCTGTAGTGAATTAGATGATGACCTTAAAGCTGAAGGGTGGAGTTGCTACCCTTGTTATGAGGCTGATAATGAATAAAGAATACTGGCAAGCTAAGGCCGACCTATGTCGTGACCTTGCACTGATACAGATACAAGAGGAAGAGACGGAGAAGGAAGCTGGAATGAACCTAATGAGAATGACCTATGCACTATCTATGATCGATACATATTCAGAAGGGAAGGGTGAGTGATGACAGAAGAGACAACGACCCACGTTATTACAGTGGTGGTACAGGCAGGACAGAAGTGGAACAAGGTAGAGCTGTTTGATTTCAGCGGCGGAGAACCCACGCCACTAGCTGAGGGAGAGGGGAGTAACTGGCGAACAGCATTAGGCGAAGCATTATCAAAGATCACGCTGTCATCAGAGACACCAGAGAAAACTATTAATGATTTAGTCAAAGAGAATATAGAAGGGGAGGGGGAGAGTGAGTGAGATAATTGCATTCCACCCACGAGTATCCCCACTCATTAATCTATATGAAGTGGTAGATGAGAAGGGAGTGGCGATCTGGGGTGGCAACAGTGCCAACGAAGCTATTGAATATCTAAGGCGCAGCCCTATTAATTGCAGGCTTCTAGTATCAGGCTGGGATAGTGATGAGGAAGATGCTCACCTAGTAGGGCAGTCCTTGGATATTACTAAGGTTATCTTTGCAGCATTGGCAGTGGGTCAATGAGTGACGAGAAGAGATTGGCAAGTGCTGCAAAAGCAGCTGTCTATTACCGCAACTACCGAAGAGCTAGGGATAGGGCATTAATTAAGCTCTCTCACCTGCACCCAGAAGACTATAGAGAATTACTGGAGAAGGAGAAGGTGAGTGATGAGCAAGAAGGCAAGACGTGGATTGATCTTAATGGCTCTACTGCTAGTGCTCGTACTATCGCACGTGCAAAGGCTAGGGGAATTACCTTTACCCAAACCGATACCGATACAAACCAAAGCAACAATGGAGGAGAAGCGTGAAAACAAGGCACTTGCAGTTAGTTACGCCAGAGCACTTGGCTACGACAGACAAGAGAGAAGATGTCTTGTCACCTTATGGACCCGTGAGAGCAGGTTTGACCACCTCGCAGACAACCCAACTAGCTCAGCTTTCGGAATTGCTCAACTCCTTAGAGAACGTAGTAGAGAACCTGAACTACAAATCCTTCACGGTTTACGATATCTTGAGCACCGCCACCGAAAATCTGCGTGTCGCGCTCTCCAACATAGCGACAGACGTGGATGGTACTGATACAATCTGATCCGCTCACCTCTTCCGAGTAACAAGAACCCTACTGCACCCTTCCGCGGTAGGGTTCTTTACTTGTCGGTAGAGTAGAAGCCTTTACCCTTGAAGGTAATAGCAGGTGTATCCCACTTACGGATCATAGGTATATGGCAATCAAAACAAGAAGGCTCACGTGGATCTTCGTGGATACTGCGCTCAATAGTTATCTCACCATTGCAATCAGGGCAACGATAGTCGTACTGCATCAGAGCTTTACCGCCTCTTCGATAGGTAAATAACCTACTAACTTACTGACCTTGTTAGAACGTGAGAACTCAGTAGTAGCTGGCATCCAATGACTAAACCATTCAGGCTCTGGAACTTCCATCAGGTCAAAAGAAAAGACTCCTTCTGGAGTCGAGTTAATGTAGAACGGAACTAGATCTCGTTCTGCTGCTTGGGTGATGAGCTTACGATACTTCATCTCCTCAATCAGTAGCGTGGGATAGTGGGTGTTGCGACACTTCAACTCTATGTATGCGTTCGAGTCACGACTAATGCAATCGAAGGAGTCGTAGATACCCTCTGACTTTTGTAGGTCAGGGTATTTGTTATCCAATAAGAATAAGAATAGATCAATCTCTTTCATTGCCACGGGTTGTCACCGCCCAAACCATTCTGCACCTTGCGCAATGCGCTGGTACATCTACGATCTGCGGTAGATACTGCACACTCTAGTAAGCCTGCCACCTGTTGCAAAGTAAGTCCCTCGTGGTAGCGCATACGAAGTACGGTCTGGTCTTCCACTTCAAGCTTTAAGTATGAACGCTTGACATCAATCAAGGTAGCAAGCAGGTTGCCACCTTCTGCTGGAACACTAGGCTTCTTAGGTGAGCCATCGTTGATAAGGTTCTGTGCCTGCTCTAGTACCGTGTCATCCACAATGGATGCGATAACGTGAGGCAAAACCTGTGCGATCATAGCTGTATCGTAGAAGGCTTCATCACCTGTGCGATAGCCAGACTTGGCTGCCTTCTCCTTGCGAGCATAGCGTTCTGCCGCACGTTTCATCTGCCAAGCAATACGCTTCTCATTGATAACACGTTGGACTGGGTTAGGTTCACTGAGGGCATCATTGAATTGTGTACCACGTGTTAATGCCCAAGCAAGACACTCTTGCAGTACATCATCTCGTTCTACGTAGCCACGAAAGCGGCGAGCTATTGCACTAGCAACGCTAGGTGCTATGTCATAGATAGATTTATGTAGCTCAGTCACAGTCTGCCTCTGGAACTTCAGGCCATTTGCCATCAAGCACCATCATTGCAATAGCTGAGTAGTTCAGTAGGTCTATAAATGAATCACGCAAGGACTCGTTGCTTGGCTTAACGCCAGAGTCTAGTAAGTTATTGATGCGAGCTATCTTGTCCCACATACGTACACGCAGACCATTAAGTGGTCCACCTGGTGAGTGAGCAATGTTCTTTGGACCGTAGTCGTGATGCTTACGCACCAGTAGATTGCCTGCTTGATCCATAATGCGCCAGACATCAGCAACAAACGCCTCATCTACCTTGCTGGTGTAGGACGGACTAACAAAGTCTCGGTTTCCATATTGATCTCCAGGATCTGGAAGCCCATATGCTGCAAAATCTGTACCATTTGTAGCCATTCGTCCCTACTCATCCTTCTGTCCTAGTAACAAAGCCTTCGTTGCATCGGCACCATTGGCCAGATAGAAGTCATTGATGTCCATTGATGGGGGTAATGTTACTATTGTACTATTTGTTACCTCTTGTGCGACACGCTTGGAGAACTCAGCACCTGGGTTGGTGCCATCTTCCTTGATGTCATTGTCACCGATAACAAAGATGTTGTCATAGCCAGCAAAGAGCTTGACAAAGTGTGGCTTCCAAGCCTGTACTCCAGGTACACCTACTGCTGGTATGCCAACGACACCAGACAAGATCACCGTATCTAACTCACCTTCGCATACTGCAATGTAAGAGCTATCAATAGTGATGTCACCTACGTTGTACAGGTGTGCCTTCTGCCCTGTTGGAGATCCATACTTGGGCTTGCCATCATCTAATCGTCTGAACTTGAAGCCTACGCATAGACCATTAGCTGTGATGTAGGGTATAGAAAGCCAGCCCGTGTGCGTTTCGTGACCGTTGATTGGATCTGTTACAACACCCAACGAAAACTGTTGGGCAACAGCATCAGATATCCCACGTCCTTCGAGATAGTTTAGAGCCTCTTCGTTTATTGCCTGACTGTAACGGTTCGCCGCTTCCAGCAGTGATTTCGATTGCACGATTGAGGGCATCCTTAAACTCCAAATTCTCTATGTGCATAACAACATCTACTGAACTGCCACCCTTACCGCAGGTGTGGCAGAAGTACAGGTTGTCATACGTATTCATTACAGCACTACGTCTGCTGTCTGTATGTATACAGCAACGAACCGCTGCTGATTTGCCTTCTCTTACTTCTCCACCGTAATAGGAAACAATGGTTCCTATGGGGATTGAAGTTGCATCAACGGAACCTTTGTTCCGTCCCGCTTTACGTACCCTGGACCAGTCTTGTGCTGGCATACACACCCCTTGTCATCACACTTATCGTGCCAATGAGTTGAACGTTTGTAGTGAGCAAGAGTGTTTTCTTCTCCACCCTTATGACAGTTCTGGCAGATCATCTTCTTCTACATACTCTGTTGTCGCTTCTTCTGCATCAGCTTCAACGATTGCTTCATCTAGTTCTACAACTGGTTCTGTCCAAGTATCTGTACCTGTGATTACACCTTCTGGAACTGGCATTACTGTTTCTCCTTTAACCATTGAGTTAAGTCTTGGATTACCCAAGCCTGATCTATTGAAGAGTTGCGACGCTTAACTACCACGTATGACAGAGGAACTTCCCCAAGACCCCTTGCCTTCGCATAGTTAAGCGCCTCAACTTGTGCTTCTCTCCAGAACTCAGGCAGGGTAAGCGTCTGCCTGTTCTTGAGTTCAAGGATATAGGTTTCTCCAGATACGATAACAACCATATCTCCCTCATCCTTTGCCCCAGCCTTCGAGAGTTTTTCCGTAGATACGCCTTTACCGCGTAACCACTTCATAACATCTGTCTCGAACTGAGAACCTTTACGTCCATTCTTGTTAGCCATAGACACTTCTTTCTGAATTGGCACGAAGGTAGGCCCTACCCTGTGCATCATCATCTCCTATTTGGCAAGAAGCAAAGTCTACAAATAGCGATGCCCAACTAGAAGCATCAGCGAAGTGTTGACCAAAGCGATTCTTAACTGCAGCCACACGCAACAAGCCAGTGGGATCGTAACCCAGCGTGAGTATCAATGCTGGTAACTGACTGACCTTTCCGTGGATCGCACGTCTAGGTGGTGGCATCATAGGAGAACCATACTCTGATTGTTCTGATACGTGATGGAGTACTAAGACGCAAGCCTCTGTCTTACGTGCCATATCGTGCAACTCCATCATAATTGCACGTAGCCCTGCCCACTCATTGTCTGTCTCAGCAGCAACATTCATTAGGTTATCTATGACAATCAACTCTGGTGCTATGCCATAGAGTTCAACGTAAGCCTTAATCTCCATCTCAATATCATCAAGAGACGGACTGGAATCAAAGACCCATTGAATGTGTGATGTATTGACTAAGTGTTCTGAATAATAGTCAGCTCTTTTTTCTATGTTCTGTTCCACAGCTAACTGGCTATGGCCCGATAGGTGTGCAGCAGCGCGAATCATTACTGTCGCTGTGTCTGTATCGGCGGAGAAGAACAGCGTTGGCACCTGCGCTTTGATGGCATAGATCAATGCGAACATTGACTTACCAGCGTTAGGTGCTGCAGCTACCATACATACTTGACCACGACGAAACTTGATAGATTGCTTAACTAAATTCTTCCACACATCAGGCAATGGCGTGGCCCTAGTGGTCACTCCACTCCAAGCGCGGGAAAGTTTAAGCACTCTTATCCTCTTCTAGTTTTATGTTTCGTTGTCTACGAATCTTGCGTCGTTCGTGTCCTGTCAGTCCACCCCAGATGCCGTGTTGCTCCTTGCGGATACCCCACTCTGCACACTCAGTGATGTGTTGACAGTTACGACAGATTGATTTTGCTGCTGCGATATTGATGCGAACTAATTTGCCTTCGTTTTCCTGGTCAGGAAAGAATAGATCGCCACCTACTTGAGCACATAAAGGAACCTCAAACTCGTGCGGTTCCCGCATTAGCTAAGCCCAGATAGTTGAGCACTTATCTGTTGCACCCTTTGGTGCAGCACACATCCAGCCCTTCCAAGGGCCACGAGCAGAAGTACCTGTACGGAAACTCATTACACCGTGCTTACAGCTTGGTGCCTGTCCTTCAACAACAGCAGGTGCAGCAACAGGTGTTGCATTAAATGATTGCGCTACTGATTCAACAGTAGGTGCTGGAGCAGATGCTCGTCCACCGTTGAGTTCAGCATCGGTAGCCTTGATAAGAGTTGAGACCATTGATAGATCAGTAAGACCTGTCTCTAGTTCTTTGACATCAGTTGCATAAAGATTGATAAGAGTTCCAGCACTTGTCTTGAAGTTAACTTGGAACTTTGTGTTTTCGTTTGCAGCCATTTACTTTCCTCCAGATTGTTTGATTGTTAACCTTAATTGCTGTGCGCCTTGCTTTGTAGGTACATAACCTAGTTTAGCAAGTACTTCATCTTTGTCTACTGATGTAGGTCCAGCTACGCTAAACCACTTGACTTGTATGCCAGTATCAGTAACTCCAGCGATGCCTTCAAGAGCTGACTTTAGTGAGTCTTTTTCTTTTGTCAACTCTTTGATCTTCTCATCTAATTGTAAGTATTTCATCGCATTAGTTGAAGCATCCTTGTCTTGGATTAACACCTCTTCACTAGCGATACGTTCTTTTTTTAGACCAACGCATCCCATCTGCCCACTTGCGTCATAGAACTTGCAATAGAACTTGCAGTAGTTTTCTTCTCGCTCTGGCTCTGGTGCTACCTCTGATGCCTTGATAGCTGCTAACCAGTTCAATGCCTCTAGTGCCATTGACTCGTTGTACTCTTCTGTATGTACCTTGACATCGCGTTCATCACCATCACGTGCAATAGCAACTAACGATACTCGCTTTACATCATAACCATTCTTGGCTAGTAGATATCCATAGGTCTGCACCTGCCATCGCTGTTGTGTTGATGGGAAGTATGAAAGGTTCTTTACCTTGCTTGTCTTCCAGTCAATCACATCACCTGTCCCTGGTACGAAGCAGTCAACGTGCGCCTTCATTCCATTGTATTCAACTTCTGTTTCAATCAATACGTCTTTGTTATCTGCTAGCGCTTCTTCAATGGCTGCGTGAATAGCAGTACCCATAATCGCAGCAAGCTTCATCTCATTGTCGTTAGTCTCTGGCTGATCGTTGAGTCGGTACCACACCTTGCGACGACAGCCACCTAACTCTGATGGTCCTATCTGTACCTGTGTAGAACGTGAACGCTTCGCATCACCTGCACGTAATGCAGTTAGTAGCAGTTCCTTTGGATCAGTTGCTGTCATCATTAGCCTCTTCGTGTAATTTGTAAGCGAGTCTGCAAGCCTTCCAACCCATCTCATAAAAGTAATGAGCAGCGTATTCATCTGTCATTGCTATTGCTTTAATCTCCATAGCTACATCCTCTCCTGTACAACTAACTGTAAAGGCTTGCCAGTATTAGCGTCAAGCATCGAAGCAATTTCAACTGCTTTACGGGCGTGTCGCTTGGCATAGGCTAGGTCAACATCAGGTTTGATAGCTGAATACAGGTAGCCAAGAGCGAGCTGACCACCAGAACCAATGCCATACGTTCCGTGATTTGCTTGGAAAAAAGAGAGATCACAAGCAATACGAAAGATATTGCCGTTAAAAGCAATGAGATAATCGAAGCCACCATCTTTGTCCACCTTGTTGTAGTCGTAGTTGTTGTCGTTAAATGCCGTGAGAATACTAGGGATAATCTTGCGTCCCATAAATTGCGCTGGGTCCTCACCTCGATAGGCAGGTGGCTTCCAGTTGTAGGCAAGGATATCTCCAGGGCGTGTGTCACCTGAGATTCCAATGAGATACTTACCCACCTCAAGAATCTTTGGCGTGGAAGTAGCAATGGTGATGAGGTTATCTTCGGTGATCTGACTATCAGCTACTAGAACAGCGTAGTCAATTCCTTCTACTCCAACGATTGTGGTCATTGGGCAATGCTATACCTAACGGCGTGTCGTCGCATTAGCGACACCCACTATGGCTACCATATGAGCCGTGAGGCGAATTACTGTAACGGGGAGCGAAGCTCCTAGCCGTCCGTCTGTGTGGTTCCGTCTACTCACCCTGCCTAAACTCTGGTCTAAACATACCCTTCCTGAGCCTTACGGGGCCGATCTGCGGGGTTTAGGACCTATCCACGTGTGTACGTGTGGGTCGCAGGTCTTTAACGTGATGTGTTCCTTTGAGGATAACGAGATGATCTGGTGGTTCTTAGATGGTACCTGTGCTAGTTGCGGGAACCTAGTGACCGTGCCTTGTCCTGCTGACGCTGAATAGTTTTGTGGCACAAAAAAAGAAGCCCACCCCTTTCGGGGTGAGCCTCTTCGCCTCGCAGTTACTTCTTAGTTAGATCCGCGTCCAAACTCTGTAGCTGATGGGTCAATTGCTTTGAGCAATGGACCTGCTACTGCTGCGACTCCTGCCATAAGCAGAGCCTTTGGGTCTGTCACACCTGCAAGGTACAGGGCTAGCACTGATGCCACTCCTGCACGTAGGTATGTAACTGCGATTGCTTTGATTTTTTCTGTGTTCATTGTTTCCTCCTATGGGGATTAGGACTTTGCACCGTGCAACTTGCAACAGGTACAAACTTCTTCCTTTGGCAACTTCTTGATTGCTTTAGGAATCGTCTTTGCTCTGAGTTGATTAACAATCTTTGGTTGGTTCATCCACCAGAACCAAGGGCTAGTGTCATTGCCCATACTTCCATTGATGGATATATGCAGATGCTTATTATGTGGGTTGCTACCGCTGTAATCACGGTCACCTTCTGCTGCTCGTTCTACTGACCAGATCTTTCCCTTAAAGATTAAATAATTAACGCGCTTATCTTCCTTTAACTTCTGAAAGATGTCAGTGCAATCAATACCATTCTTAGGATCATCAGTTAAATCAACTGCAAGGCCTGTGTTGTGGTCTGAGTTAGGACTCTGACTGATGTGTGCCTTGCTCGGTAGCAATCCATCTGAGGCTTTCTTCCGAGAAGGTGATATTGCTGTGGCTTGTCGAAGGACAGCAATAGCGGCAGGCGTGGCTTTCTTTGCAAGTTTCTTCATTCATTTCGTCCCTTGTGTAACATCATCTGATAAAGGATTTCTACTTTTTCTTCTAGTCTTGTGACAGAATCCTTGAGGCTTGACCCACTATTGGGTTTGAGTTCATTGAGGTAATGTTTAACTAACCATTTAACAGCGCCAATAAAGCCACCTATTATTGTCATCACTGCAACAGCAACTGTTGCGTAGTCTTGTGCCTGCATTAGACCGTCCTAATGGTTACTAGGAGCGTTCCACCGTAGCCAGAGAATCGCTTGTCCGATGGTGTTGCATTTCTGAAGTCAAGCTCTTCGATAAGTCCAATGTAAGACTCACCAGTTCTAAAGTCTTCAACACGGATGGTGTCACCTACGTTTTCAATAGATTCCAACTGAGTCATACGGTCATAGGCAGAACCTTCAAAGCCAACCTCAACACCGAAGTGATCTGATTCGTGGTCATAACAAGACAGTGGATACTGGATCAATCGCTGACGTGGAATAGCAGGTAAAGACTTGACCTGGTATCCAGTAAACAATGGACCCTTACCCACATTTGTGGTTGATCTAGTGAGTGTGAACTGGAAGCCAAGGTATTCTTGAGATGCCTGTGGGTAGT